AATCCGGTGCTGGCGGCATTCAGGACGCCGGCCTTGATCAGCCCGTAGACCGTATCGGCGTGCTGGCTGACGCCTTCGGCCGGAAATTGCACGGTGGCGATGAGCTTGCCATCGATCACGCCAATCTCAGTGGCGCGCGCGATCGGCCAATCTGGGTTGTGCTGCCAGAGGACGACCGGATTGTTGCGGTAGGCATTCAAATCGATGCCGTCCGACATTACCACGATGTCATCGCGACCGAGCGTCTGCGTGCTGCAAGCGACCGTAACACTGCGATCAGTCGTCGCCTGGCCGATATCGGCGCGCGTCGCCCTGCGGAGCATGGACATTCTTATCTCGCCTTGATCGTGGTCACTGGCGCATCATTCGCGCCCTCGCGAACCGGATGCACCACGCGCCTATGCGTAGCGCGCGAGTCCTGCGGAGACGATGGCATCTGCTTCAATGCTGGGGAACGAGCAGGCTTCGCTTCCCTTGACCGCGGCTCGCACCGGGAATCGGAGGACGTAGGACGGCTCATAGTCGGTCACCATGACAATGTTGGTCCAGATCGGGGGCGCCGCTATCCACGCATTGACCGTGCCCGCGGCTGGGGCGCATTCATCGCCCCGCAGAGCGTACACCCATGACAGGCCCTCGGCCGTCTGCGTGCTGCCCATCTGGCAATAACCGTCGCGCCAGCCAAGATCCGACATCAAAACACCGCGTTGTCGGCTGTTTCGGATTCAAGGGGCTTCAAGTTGGTGTCAGGTTCCGGCGCTTTGTCTTTCCCGCCTGCGGGAGCGGGAACCAAAGCCCCGTCACCGGGCTTCTGTATTCCACCGAGTGCGACAGTGTTGACGGGAACGCGATACTGATCGCCATCCGGAACCGGTGGCATGCGTTCCTTGCGCCTCACTTCGTTGACCGACATCCAACCGTTCAGCAGGGCTGACTGGTAAAAATCGGCGCGGGCCTTCTGGTCGCCACGAAGCAAGGAGCTGAAGTCAAAGCGGATGCGGTAGCGCGTCCGCTCATCTTCGAAGAACACGCGACTATTGACACCATCCTGAACATTGGTTGCCAGGGTATCGAGCGTGTCGTTGACGTAGGCTTGTTCTTGCTGCTCAAGCGTGGAGAAATTCGCCTTGGACAGGTCATAGACCTTGTGTGGCGGCACGCGGAACAGGCGGCAAATATCGACGACTTGAAAGGCTCGCGTCTGGAGAAACTGCGAATCCTCGTTCGTCATCGTCAGTTGCTGCGCGTCCATCCCCTCTTCGAGAACGGCCGTCTTGTGCGCATTTTGAACGCCGCCATAGGCATTGTTCCAAGACTGGGCGATGCGCTCAGAAACTTCCTTGGTCAGCTTCCCGGGATGCTTAAGCACCACGGGAACCTGCGCGCCCTGCCGGAACAGAACCGCGCCGTGCTGCTGCGTCGCGATAGCCAGCCCGACTGCATCCTGAGCCGCCATGATGGGCGAGAGGCCGAGATAGCCTCCGTCCACGGTCGTGTTCCGCAGGTGGATGACATCATCCTGGTGGAACGTGAGACCGAAGCCGATGAGGGGATGCGAAACGTTGTAGAAAAGCTGACCCTGAGGCGAAAGAAGCACTGACACTCGATCCCAGTTCAACGGGATCAAAGCCTCGGGAGAGCCGTTCCAGCCGCGCTTGATGACGGCGAAGGCATTCCCACGGAGCTCGATGCTCATGACCATGTAACGCCAGAACTCGAATGGCGTCATCCACGAGTTGGGCGCCCGCAGAAGGTTGTTGATCGGGTGATCAAAATCCTGCTGCCAATCTTCCTTGCCGACATCCTTTTCGACTAGGACGGGAAGCTTCGCCAAATCCTCCGACTTCGCCCGAACGCAAGCCTGCACGGTCGCTGACTGCAAAGCTGAGAGCGGTGTGACCGGTATGCCCGTGCTCGATCCGCCGCCGCCGAAGGCGCCTGCCAGCAGCGGGCTGGGCCATGCTAGGCTGTAGTCGCGGACGACCTGATCTACCGCCTGGCGAACCTCAGTTTGAGAGGCGTACCCGAGGCGATGGGCGAGGCCGCTAAGAAGCCCCATCGGTCACTTCGGTGGTCGGCGGAACAGCGGCGCTCGGCGCATCAGGGCTGGTCGGGGCCGTTTCCTTCAGCGGTGCTTCACGCGCTTTCAGTCGATCCATGATCTTATCGATCATAACGTCCTGCATCTCGTTGAGCGCTTCCGCATTCAGGTTCATCCGAACTGACTCGGCCTGGATAAGATCCACCTCCAGGGGCAGCGGCACGAAGGTGCTTACAACCGTGCCGCCGGCAGGCTGCAGCCAGTATACCCAGCCGCCCGGAACGCTGAGGCGGTTCAAGCCATACTCGTACTTGTCGGCGGTCACGATTGGCTCGATGACATGCAACTCGCGCTCGTCTCTCATGGGAGCCTCAAAAGGTCAGAATTCCGCGGGTCTCGTACACAGACTCTTGGACGGCAGCGCCATCCATTGCGCGACCAATCGCCATGATCAGGGCAACTGGGCCGTCAATTTTGTTTTCTTCGCGCTCTTTGCGAGGATAGATGTTGTCCTTTGCATCTATCTTCGCGACGACGTTCGAGATCATCCATGTCATCGGAGACGATGGAGAGTGTTTGTGGCGCATCTTCCCGCTTAGAATCAGCGCGTCCAAACGCTTCATAGCCGGGCTCATTGTGGCTACCTGCTGCGGAAACTTAACGCAGGAAATTCCGCGATCGGACAAACGGGTAGCTAAGTAATTGGCCTGATAGGGGTCAAACCCAACTTCGAGGTTGGGGAATATCTCGGCCAGTGCCAGAATATCGTCCTCGATCCGTCCGAAATCTATGCGGGCGCCGTCGGTAACGATGATTTCGCCAGCGGCCTGCCACGCATGATAATGGCTATTCTTGGGATCGGAAACCTTCTCCTCGGGAAGGTAATACTTCCCGAACTCGACGAAGCCGCCATCGTCGTCCTCAATCACCAGTTCCAGGGCGGCGATGTCGACTTCACTTGCAAGATCAAGCCCAAGCCGCGCCTTACGTCCGGCGAAGTCTGCGATATCCAAAGTGGGATCGTATCCGCTGTTCCACCTCTGGATATTGAATGCGGCCGATCTGCTCTGCACCCATAGGTTTAGATGCTTGGTCTTGAAGCGCCCCTGTTCACGGGCGTTCTGGATGGCTTCCTTTTGTCGGGACCGTAAGAAGTCGGCAGCCACCGAGATGTCAATATTGGGATTCGCCTTAACTAAGGCTATGTCGGACGTCCAATCGTCACCATCATCTACGGTGTATTCGATGAAGAATTTCTCTTCGTCGTCGATCGTCTGCTCGAGGATTTTTCTCCCGGTCAGGAGCTTGTCATAGCAGGGGCCAGCAAGGTTGTCTCCCGCCGTGGTGATCACCCACATAAGTGGCTGCTCTCGGGCGCCCATGCCCGTCAGCATGGTGTCGAATAGGTCTGGAGAATCGTGCTCGTGAAATTCGTCTACAATCGCGCAAGATGGCGACGCGCCGTCTCCTGGCTTGCCGATGACAGGCTCAAACCTACTGCCATTCGACAGGATGTGGATATTCGAGGCGTTGACCTCGATGCCAAACCGTGCCGAGAGATCGCTCCGGGCAAGGGCCATCATCTTGGCTGGGCGAAAAACCTCCCACGCCTGCTTCTCCGTCGTGGCGCCGCTGTAGACCTCGGCGCCATGCTCTTTGTCGGCAGCGAGCATGTAGAGACCGATTCCAGCGGACCAAGCGCTTTTGCCATTCTTCCGGGGAACAATGATGTTGGCCTCACGGAAACGGCGTTTTCCGTTGTCCTTCCTCACAAATCCGAAGACATTGATTTGGATGAAGCATTGCCAGCCCTCTAGAACGATGAGGCTATGCGAGGCAGCCCATCTCCCCTTTGTATGGGGCAGAAATTCCACGAATTTGCAGCTTCGCTCGGCCAACTCCGCATCGAAGCGGTACAGCCAGGGTGCGAGCTTTTCCTTTCCGCGATCGCGGCGGTATCGTTCGCAGGCAAGGCGCTCCCATTTGCAGGAGGGGCGGGACCCCGACAGAACGGCGTCGACGTAGGCCTCCGCTTTCCCGACATGGGGATGCTGAGAGGGGGTGGCCCTTGGCGTCCGTGCCATGAACCTTACGCGAAGTCAGCAAAGGGGTCAGCGGCGCCAGGATCGACATTTGCGGAGACACGCGAACGATCAGCCGGCGTCAGTCCGAATTTCGCAAGCCACATCGATACTCGCCGATCCGCATCGCCAATCAAAGCCACCTCAGGTCGATTGCGCACCATGATCCCTGACTTTCCTGTCGTCGTGTAAGTCAGGGACCCGCCCTTTGCCACGATCACCGTACCGTGAACAATGTCCTGCTTGAGGCTATCCCTAGCCGCCAGAAGATCCGAGTATGATTCGCACAGACCCTCGACGGCTATCACGTCCGCGCGGGTCAATATTCCCATCTCGTCAAGCAGCAGGCAAACGACGCCCCATACCGATTTTGCTTTGTCCGAGATGTGCGACGGAGCGGAGGGCCGCTCTCGTCTCAGCTTTGGCTCATTCTGATTAGCTCGATCAGGCCTGGATGTCCCAGAAATGAGCTTGAGGTGACTTGGCTTCCTTGGTCGGGCCATTGGTCCTATTCGCCTCGCGCAGTCCGGATCGAATGGCACCCCTTGCAAAGTCCCACCACATTTGTGGGGTCCAGGCGGCGCTCAGGACGGTCACGCACCTTCTCTATGTGATGCACCTCTTGGGTCGGAGTAACGAAGCCCGCCGCCATGCAGTCTTGGCAAAGAGGTCGATCTGCAAGGATCGTCTGCCTAAAGCGTTGCCAGTCGCGGTCATAACCCCGCGCCGACGCAGATTGGCGAAGATCCTGCGGGCGCCCAGTTGCAGTGACTGGTGCGCCCTGAGGCCGGTGAACTTTGAGTGCTGGGGGCATCTATCGGACCGCGTTAGCCGCAAGTCGACAGCGTTGTCTGATACATACTGAAACCTGCAGGAATGTCAAGAGACAGTGCGTGGCCATGGATTTCCTACAACATATCGATTGAGGTTCGCTCAACGCCGGCTGAACGGATACGAGCGGCGCGCGGAGGATCATAAAAGTCCGCGACGCGATTGAGTGCGCCTATGAGAATGCCGAGGGCTACGCGCTGATCCATATCTTGACGTCGAGCCCAGCTCGCGACCGAAGCGCCAAGAAAGAGGATATCCACCAGTATCCCCTCGGCTGCGCCGATCCACGCCAGAGCACCGTCAAGCTCTGCCCGCATGGAGCATTGACGAAGGATGGCTGATTGCTTGGCATCCGACACGCCTGAGCCAGGCGACCCTCCGGCGGACTTCCTCAAATAGTCACTCGCTCCTAGACCAATCCCGCCGCCCACTTCCTCGAGACACGTAAGGAACCGCTGACAAGCATCGACGTGCCTATTGGTGATGAGCTTCGGCATTCTGGCCTGGAGTGAGGCGATTGCATTCGCCCGGCGATACGAGGAGCCATCACTCTCCACCGCTGCGGACCTAATGACGGTTCCTGATGCGTCTACGATAGGATGGCGCCGGACTGCGGGCGCCACGCGCTCAGCCTCAGACTCAGCCTTCGCCGCGCGAATATTCTCTCGTTCAATCTTGGCCCGCTTGGCCTGAGCCCGGCGGAGCCTTTCCTGGTACGCGCGCTTCTGTTTGCGCGTGAGGGTTCCAGCCGGCGGGGAAGGGAGCGGCGGAAGATCAATAGCACACGGCGCGCTCCCCCGAATAACGGCAAGCACTCGTAGACGCTCGGCGTCTGCCACAGCGTCAATCCTCTCGATCGCGGCAGATTGCTCCGACGAAAGCATTCGACTGACCTTGGCGAGCATCGGATGAAGTCTCCTTGGGGATGAGGAGTGGGAATCGAGTAGCAGCGAAAACGGCAACGAGGAGAGAGCCAATCTTCCAGCAAGCGCGCAGATCAAAGTTGCAATTACAACTTAAGCGCCGCGTTAAGTTGTCGCGTGTCTTCCGGTCTTGCCTCTCCTTCGGAGGAGAGACGGCACTTCGTTGGGCTTTCAGCCATGTGATCCTTTTCCTTTCATTTTGACGGCGTGAAAAAATTGCGGGATGTCGGTCCACAAATCAAAATCGCCATATGTTTTTGACCCCCTACCGGGTGCCTTTGAGGTGATGATGGGCACGGTCACGGAGAGCTGCGCAGGGCTATGAGCCAGCTCCTCGTGAGCCCGTAGCCTCCTCTGGGTCTCTTCTCGAAGAGACCAGCGTCGATCAACCTTTTCGTCGCTGAATGAATCGTGCCCCACGGAGAGGTCGAGCCCCAAGGGATTGGATCTGGTGTGACATAAAGATCGAGAAGTTCGCCGAGCTGGCGACGCGCCATGGCCGAAAGAACTTCCATTGGCGTTGCGATCAGAGGCATTTCCACGCCTCCTTGCCGTGCAGACAATATTCCACCTCGGCGTCCCCGGGCTCATTCGCGATCACGAGCGGACGCATTGCGCTTCTCCCGAGATAACCAAGTTGGGTCGAAAGATCGCAGGACCGAGCCTGGGGTAGTCCAGCCACAGTTCGCGGTTGGAGGCTTCGCCCGAAAGCCAAGCTTGCCGCGTCGGCGGCCGGCAGGCACCCGGGCACCCATCGGCAGACCAGCGGGCCATAATGCGAGCCCATTGCTCGGCAGCAGCCCGCTGTTCGGCCGTCATCGGCGCATCGACACCGTCCAAACCTCCAGATTTCCGGCCATTTTTCCCGCTTTCGGCGTCGCGTCGGCACCAGTTGCGATAGGTGGCTGACCAGTCACGCTTGGCCCCATCTTGCCCGGCTTTGGCGTGCCAGTAGTCGCGGAAAACGTCAGAAACCTTGACCGCGTCAAGCCCAAGGCCAGTCGCGAATTCGACGTCGTCAGCCGACGGCTTCCAATCCGGCGGGAGCCTCATTCCTCGCACCGTGGGGCGCGCCTCGCGCGCGCCACCCGACCGAAGGGAGGGTTCTTTCTTTTCCTCTTCCCTCCTTCCTCCTCCATCCTCCATCTGCGGAGAGTTTTCCGCCTTTGTCGAAACCGGTGGGGAACTGGTGGGGAACTGGTGGGGAACTTCTTCTGGTTGATCGCGTCTGTTTTCGGAAGAACGCTCATCTTGAGATTCGACAAATTCGGAACTTGGATTATCTGTAGCTGCGTATTTCCGCCACTCGACAGGCATGGGATAGATCGAGTTCGGTTTTTTTGGTCTTTGCCACCGGCCAAAGTTCCGAACAGCTCCATACTTTCGGCCATCAACCTCGTACTGCCCGATGATGTCAGCCCCAGCCAGTTCCGCCAGAAGAGACGCCACATCGACATTATCCGCCGGCATGAGTTTCATCTTCAGGCCAAGGGGCTTCCATTCGAATGCGCCTTGGTCGTCGCACTCGTTCCATATGCCGATCGCGAGAAGGCGGGCGGTCGGCGACACGGAAACAAATGCCTCGTCAGTCCAGAGACCGGGGTGAACGCTGCGGATGCGCGCCATAGCCTATTCCATCTCCGTGATAGTCACGACGGTCTTGCCGGCTCCGCGGGCAGCTTTAACCGCGCGCACCTCCAGCGTCAGGCATCCGGGCGCATCGCTCGCGATGATGCCAAGCCCGCTCGGCCTGGTCTTAGTGTGGAAGGTCTGGAGCACGTCGAGTAGCGGCTTGGTGCCGCCGATCAGTCCATCCTCGTCAGGCGCTCCGACTGAGTGCCGCTCGATCACCACACGCGCCCGCTCGAAGGGCACGACCGGCCGGCGTCCGACGGTGAGCGCCGACACCTCCAGAGCCAAGGCGGCGCGGTGTTGGGCATAGACACGGTGGTGCATGTGCCGAAGCTCGTTGAGCGTCTTCGTCGGAGCGCCCAACGTGAATGAGATCTCATCGCTCATGTTGCCGAAACCTCAATGAACTTAACTACGCGCTTAAGTCCGGCCGCTTTTAGGATGCGATCGCTTGCCGGCCTGCGCGCGTTCAGGACCAGGCTGACCATTTGCTCCGAGCATCCAGCACGCTCCGCAAATGCACGCTGCCCGCCGGCTTCCCGGCATGCCTTTGTGATGCGGGCATAGACGGCGACCTCGTCAAGTTCGGCGCTCAAGCTGGTCACATCCCGAGCGCGCGGCGGTAGACGTCGAGTAGAGTCTCCTGTTCCTCGACATCAGCAGGCTCCTGCTTCCGGATACGAATCAGCTGGCGGAGCACCTTCACGTCGAAGCCCGCACTCTTCGCCTCTGCGAAGATATCCTTGATGTCAGAGCTCAATGCCTTGCGCTCTTCCTCGAGTCGCTCGATCCGCTCGATGATACTGCGCAGCCGATCGGCCGCGATATTGCCCTGCGATGCGGCATCTGCAGTTTCAGACGACTCCCAGCCGCTGTTGTGGCCAACGTCATTCATATTCCTCAGGGACCTCAAAAAGAGGCGACCGGGCACGAATGCCCAGCCGCCTGAGTTGGGGAGGAAAACACAGCAGAAGAGCCCTGCTGGCCGGCATCACCCACCAAGGTGGTGGGGACCTGGTTTGCGGAAGCAGCGCACGCCACCCACGAGGAGCAAGAATGCTCGGGCCTGGTGCGCCAACCGCGAGAAGAGGGATCATTTAGCAATATCGCACACGCGCCATGCTCATCACCGTCGTCGTCCTCAGCCCACCACCAACAGGTTGAGCATGAGGCGCACTCCGGGGCGCGGCTGTCTGAGTGTAGATCTCGTTCGATCACTCAGATGATCTCCGACGCAAAGCAATTGCGGAGAGCTCCGCTGATCCGGACGAGGTGAGAACGTACTGGTTTGCACCTTCTCCCCAGGTCAGAAGGCCGGCGTTGATGAGATTGTCGACGTGCCGCGGGCGGTCGAAGAGAAGATCCTCTACGGGATCTGCCGAGCCCCCCCCCTGAGCCGAACCCTCCAGCGGCCATCACGAAGCCATTGGCGGCCGCTTTACCTAGAACGCGCCTTTGCGCATCCGTGATGCGAGTCATCAGACAGAATCCTTCATGCGGAACTGAAAGACCTTCATCCCATTGTCATCGACCTGGCGCGTCTCGACACGGTCCATGTCGCGCAGAGCGCGCACCTCGTCGATCGACCTTGGAGACCCAGGAGACGGTTCCATGCGACCGAGCGCGAGTAGGGCGTAGGTTGTCCACGGCGCGGCTGGCGATCGCCTGGAACGTGAGAGTCTGCTCATGCGAGCCACCCAGAAATGATCGGGGCGCCTCTGTGCGCGCGGTCGAACACAAACCAGGCGTAATCGACCGAACCGCCCTTGGCCTTCACGATGGCTTTGCCGGGCGGCATCGACGGGCGTCGGTTGAGGACATACACGCGCGCTAGGGGGCCACTCTCATACCAGGGCTTGCGGCCTCGTGACGCTAGGAAGGCGAGGGAGGCCACCACGGCGACCTTCCCGGTGGTCAGCCTCAGCGCATGGTCCACGAACGCCT